TGCAGGTGCTGCAACCGCTACAGGTACAATCACAGGTCTTATGGTTCCCGCAGGTTCTACTTCAGTGTATGACCAAATCATGGGTAAAAACGCAAAACGACCTTTCTTACACGTAAGATACCGTGCTTCAGAAGCTGAAGACCGTAGATACAAAACGTGGATTACAGGTTCTGCCGGTGGAGCTCAAACATCTGACTTAGATGCAATGGAGGTTAACTTCTTGTCTGAAAGATGTGTATGTACTTTGGGTGCAAATAACTTCGTATTATTCCGTTACGGTTAATATACAGTTTAAATATTACAGGGGGACATCAGTGTCCCTCTGTATATTTTTTAGTTAAAAATTAAATTAAATTAAATTAAATCATTATTAAAATGGCAACAACACCTACAATAGACAAAGTCTACAAATTAACAATAGGAAGCCCGTTATCATATAGTTTAGCGGCAAGAAATCATCCACGGTTTCCACTTATGTGGTATGATGAAAAAAAGAATGAAAACCGTGCTCTTAGATATGCAATAAATCAAAAGTCTCCATTTGAAGACGAACAAGATGGAAATGCAATCATTGAACCAATTATGTTTGAGGACGGATTTTTAAGCGTTCCAAGAACAAATCCTGCATTACAATCATTTCTACATTATCATCCTTTGAATGGAAGGATTTTTGTTGAGGTAGATGATGAAAAAGATGCTGCTTATGAAGTAGAAGATTTAGAACTTGAAGTAGATGCATTAGTTGAAGCTAGAAAACTTTCTCTTGAACAATTAGAAACTCTAACAAGAGTTATGTTTGGAAAAGACCCTTCTACAATTTCAACAGCAGAATTAAAAAGAGATATTTTAGTGTTTGCTAAAAATGACCCAAGAGGATTCTTGGCTACATTGAATGACCCTGAATTGCAGTTTCAAGCTAAAATTCGTTTATTCTTTGAAGAGAAGTTATTAGCATTACGCAACAATGATAAAGAGGTTTGGTTTAGTACGCCAACTAACAGAAAGAAAATGGTATCAGTTCCATACGGAGAAGACCCTTATGAGATTGCAGGTCATTTCTTATCAAGTGATGAAGGCATAGACTCATTAAAGATGTTAGAGGCTAATCTACCTCAATAANNCANCCNNATTGAGGTGTCCTTGGTCGAAAATTGGCACAGAATTATTTCTGTGCTTTTTTTTATGTATATTTGTAAAAAGATTTAAAAAATGATAAACGAAGTTAGGAACTCAGTATTATCCATATTAAATAAAAATAATTATGGATATATTTCTCCATCAGATTTTAATTTGTATGCAGTAAATGCACAAATGGAATTATATGAAAATTATTATAGTGATTATAATAAATCAATAAATGCTGAAAACGCAAGAACAGCAGGTACTGATTATGCAGAAATAGAAGGACCTATTGGAGAAACTTTAGAAGGATTTTTAGTTACAAATTATTTAGCTAATCTAGGCGGAAATAAATATTCTGTACCTACTCCTACTACGGTTGGAAATTATGCGTATTATATTCTTAAAATACTTTGTCATACAAAAAAATTAACATCAGGAACAACTACATCATTTTCCTCAAATTTACTTATAGACTCTACAGCAACATTTTTATCTGATGGTTTATCTGTTGGAGACGTTGTTGTTAATCAAAATACAGGCGCTACAGATACTATTACACAGATATTTTCAAATACGTCATTGACATTAAGTTTAAATACCTTTACAGCTACAGGTCAAGCTTATAATATTTATTCAAAAGCAGTTAAGGAAGCTGATAAAGTTAGTGTTGGAAAAATAACAACATTAAACGCATCTTCTCTTACAAGTCCTTCTGAATTTTTTCCGGCATATACTTTGGAAGCAGAAAGAATTACTTTATTCCCCGATACCATAGATGCTAAAGGAAAAGTTGAAGCAGTATATTTTAGATACCCTAAACCTCCAAAATGGACTTACATATCATTAATAAGTGGAGAACCTGCATTTGACCAATCACAACCTGATTATCAGGATTTTGAATTACCTGATTCAGATAATTATAAGTTAGTAGCAAAAATATTACAATATTGTGGTATATCTATTCGTGAAACAGAGGTTGCTCAATTTGGTATGGCACAACAAGCAAAAATAGAAAGTTAAATATTAAAATATAAAAAATGGCATATATATCGCAATATGAATATTACGACAATAATGGCAACACACCTGAAGATAAAAATTGGGGGTCTTATCAGTACGTTAGTTTAGATGATGTAGTTAATAATTTTTTATTGATGTATTCAGGGAACCACTCATTAGTAAATAATGTAGAAAAATACAAAATAATTTTTCACGCAAAACGAGCTATACAAGAGCTTAATTACGATGCGTTTAAGGAAATCAAGATATTAGAGTTAAGCGTGGCAGATTCGTTAAGATATGTGCTTCCATCGGACTATGTTAATTGGGTTCGTATTTCTTTATACAAANATGGTTTATTAAGACCTTTGACTGAAAATATTCAGACCTTATCTTCTAACGCATATCTTCAAGACCAACAAGGGAATATTTTGTTTGACCAACTTGGAAATATATTAAAACCTCAATACTCTGATATTGATTACGATAGATTGACTAAACTTAAAAAAAGTATTTACTTAAACCATGGTAATCAATTTGACGGTATGGAAGGTTGGTGCGATAATGGAAATTGGTATTTTGAAACAAGATTTGGATTAAATACAGAGACAGCTAATTTCAATCCTACTTTTAATATTGATAAAAAAACAGGCGTTATAAATTTTGACTCAAGTATGGCGGGAGAAATTTGTATTCTTGAATATGTTTCAGATGGTATGGAGGGAGGAGACAACTCTTTAATTACAGTAAACAAATTATTTGAGCAATATATTTATGCTGCAATAAAATATGAGATATTGAACTCTAAGTTTAATGTTCAAGAATATGTGGTAGCACGAGCAAGAAAAGATAGAACTGCACTATTAAGAAATGCAAGAATAAGAATTAGTAATATTCATCCGGGAAGACTCTTAATGAATTTAAGAGGTATGGATAAGATAATTAAATAGTATGGCAAATTTCACAAGAAATTTTTTAGCGGGTAGAATGAATAAAATCGTTGACCAACGCCTTCTTCCTGATGGCGAGTATGTTGATGCTATGAATATTAGAATGGGCTCAACTGAAAATGCTGAAGTTGGGGTAATTGAAAATACGAAAGGAAATTTATCATTAACCAAATTAACATATCTTAACGGAGTTCCATTAAGTACTAACGCAAGATGTATAGGAGCTATTGCAGATAGTGCAAATGAAACCATTTATTGGTTTGTTCACGATTCTGATTTTAGTGTTGGGGCAACAGGAAAGCTTGATTTAATAGTATCTTATAATGTATTGACAGATATATTAACATATCACGTTATCAGTATAGATAATGGAGGTGGTGTAGATACTACGTTAAATTTTAATCCTGCTTATCTTATAACAGGGGTAAATCTTATTGATAATTTAATATTTTTTACTGATGACTATAATGCTCCAAGATATTTAAACATAAATCCAATAGGAAATAGATACCCTAATCCAATTGCTAATATCGACCAAATTAGTGCTGAGTCTTTACTTGTAATAAAGAGACCGCCAATAGAGTCTCCAAGTATAACACCAATTATAACAAGTGGTCAGGAGAACTTTTTAGAAACAAGATTTATATGTTTTGCATACAGATACAGATATGTAGATGGAGAATACTCCGCTACATCACAATGGTCTGAACCTGCATTTATACCTAAACCTTTTGAATTTAGCATTAATAGTATGCTAAACGAAGGTATGGTTAACTCTTGTAATACTGTAATTATAGATTATAACTCAGGCGGACCGCTTGTTGTTGGTATTGATTTGTTATTTAAAGAGTCAAACAAAAATATAATTAAAATTATAGAGCAACTAAATAAATCACACTTAGGTCTTGCCGATAACAACGTATATCAATTCTCTTTTAATAATAGTAAAATATTTACAGTATTAAATGAAGCTGAGATTTTAAGACTTTATGATAATGTTCCTAGATATGCTAAGGCTCAAACTATTATGGGCAATAGGTTAATGTATGGAAATTATGTTGAAGGGTATGATTTAATTGATAAAAATGGAGTAGCAGTAAAACTTGAATATACAACATCTTTAACCTCTGAGGTTATAGGTCAAGGATTTATTGAAGATACTTATGGATCAGGTACGTACAATATAGACCCTTCGTTAACAGGATTGGTTGTTGCAAATTCTATTTTATATATTGATTTAACTGATAAAGATTTGATAGCAGGTTCTTCTATATCAATTACTTTAAGTATTCAGCACTCTCAGTTTACAGGAACACTTCCATTTCCTGTTGAAACTACAGATGTTTTAGATTTAGATTTTACATTTAATTTAATAACAAATTATTCATCTGTATATGCATTAGCTACAAGTCCTGAATTTACTCAAGCAATTGGTACGATTACTAATATTCAACCTTTAAGTACTGCTTGTGACGGAACAACTTTTACAGACCAATTCAATTGTTTTTTACCGAATAATTTAGATGCTCTTCAAAAATTTGGAAGTGGAATAAATGCTATTTTACAACCATTTAAAATAATAACAACTCCATCAAGTCAACTTATAGGTTTACAGGTTCCCGCAATGGAGTATGTTGATAATATAGTAACACCTGTTCAAAGAGTGTTTGAATATTATGATTATTTATTTGCGTCTGCTATATACCAAAAAATATCCAATCCTGCTAGTTTACATAGTAATAGAGGATATGAGGTTGGTATAGTTTATATGGATGAATTTAATAGGTCAACTACAGCATTAGTAAGTCCTTACAATACGCAATTTGTTCCTTGTGGAGCTTCTGCAAGTAAAAATTCAATTCAAATTACAATACCTTCTGACCAAAGACCACCTGAATGGGCTACAAGATATAAATTTGTAATTAAGCCTGATGCTGAAAATTACGAAACAATTTATTCAAATATATTCTTTACAGACCCTGATACAAATAATGTTTGGTTTCTTATTGAAGGAGATAACATGAGAAAAGTTGAAGAAGGGGATAGATTAATTGTTAAAGCAGATACGTCAGGTCCAAGTCAAAATTGTGCTTATGCTACAATTCTTGAAAAAGTATCTCAACCTGCTGATTTTATTGTTCCAAAAGAAGATACAACAGTGCTTGCGGGTCTTTATATAAAAATAAATCCAAGTACATTTAATCTTGTAGTTGACCCAAATGCTAATATACAGCCGGGAATGCTTTCTGCTTTTACAGGAGTTTCAAGCCCAAGTAGTTGCGCAGTGATACAATATCCTATGAGTATTGAAAGAGAGGTAGGATATGACCCTTTAAACCCCGCTTTTATATACGAAGATTATTCTGTACCGGCAGGGAGTAGAATAGTTTTTTATGCAAAAGGAAACCGTGCAGGTGGTAAAAAATATTGTGAATGTAATGGAACTTTATGGGAAGCTAGCTATACAGCATCTAGGGATTATGACAATATGTATGATTGGTTTATAGGAGATAATGTATCAGCAACATTAGACAATCCTGTTATCTCAGTATGCGGAGGAGCTACGCTTGAATTTGAAACAGGATTTGGTAATCCTAGTTGTGGTTTTAATACACAATATCTTCGATTCAATAGAGATACAGTTACTAATAGACTTTGGCTTAATTACACAGCAGGATGGGCTTGCTCAGGCATTGGAGCTGATTATAGAAGATATTTCATAGATATGAATGTTCAAGTGTTTAGAGCAACCAACACAATTATATGGGAAACTCAACCATCTGATTCATTACCTGATGTATTCTTTGAAAATGAATTATCATTTGCTATTGATGCTAATGGAAATCACGAAGGAAATATTCAAAACCAAGATATTTTATTAGGAATACCTGCTATAATAGATACTAATTTCTTTAATTGCTTTGCATTTGGTAACGGAGCAGAAAGCTACAAAATACGTGATTCTATTTTAGGAAAGTCTTTTAGTTTTGGAGAAAGAGTAACTACAGTTGCTGCTCAAGATTATAAGGCTGCTGATAGATTTTCAGATATTACTTATAGTGGCGTGTATAATGGAGANTCAAACATAAATAAATTAAATGAATTTAATTCAGGACTATCTAACTTTAAGCATTGTGAAGGTTCATTTGGAGAAATACAATTATTAGATGGTAGAAATACAGATGTGCTTACTTTGCAAGAAGATAAGATATCTTACGTTTTAGCTGAGAAAAACTTATTGTCTGACGCTAGTGCCGGTGGTATAATTACAGCGACTCCTGAAGTCTTAGGAACACAAATAGCGCGTACTGAAAAATATGGTATTAGTTTCAATCCTGAGAGTTATGTTCAATGGGGATTTGATAGATTTTTTACTGATGCAAAACGTGGTGCGGTTATTCAATTAAAAGGAGGCGATAGTCAAACTGAGCAATTAGTGGCTATATCTGAACAAAATATGAGAACTTGGTTTAGAGATAAATTTAATTCTTCGTTTAATTATCAAAAACTAGGAGGATTTGACCCATACATGAATGAGTATGTTTTATCTATGAATGATAGAGAGCTTCCTATTAATCCTCAATGTTTAAGTTGTGGTGTTAGTCAGACACTTACATTGTCTGTGGCTGCTCCTGAAACTGAAAAGCAATTTACATATTGTGTTGATTTAGGTGCTTTAATTGGTATAAGTGAAATAACTTGGGCTTTTTCAAGTATTGAAGTAGGCAAAACTCTTGACGTAAGTGTTAATTATAACGGAGTTGTTGTGACTTCGGGACCAACAAATGTTGATGGAAGTATCTTTTTTGATAAAAACAATATACTTATTGAAACAGCAGAGATTACTTTAACATATACGGGAGATATGACATTCGCAATCCTTGCTGATTGTTGCCAAGCCGAAGCCATGACTGTAGTTGAAGTCGTAGTAACTAATAACTCAGAGTCGGGACAAACTGTTCATACTCAATATAGATATATAGACGGAGCGTTTATAGGACCTCTTTTATCTAATTTAGTTTTATTTGGAAGTGGAACATCAATACCATTGGTATCAAGATATAATACTGTATCAGGATTTGTAGGAGAAGGAGGATTCCCTCCTCAAGGGAGTACTATGAGATTATATTCAAATGCCATAGCTCCTGATGACTATGTATTTAATATAGCTCAAGATAAATTTAGGTATTTAAGAAGTAATATATTATACGATAATAATGATATTGATATGCAAACAATGCTGTCTTTATCGGCTATAGCTACACCAAATGTAGGGTCATCTCCAATATATTATTCAGATTTTACAGTTCCTGCTAGTACATTTGGAGAATATCTTTATTTGATTTGGGATTTAAGAGATGCTATACCGGCTGAGTTATGTTATGCGAATACA